TGCTGCTCCTTCCGTGTAAAACCCGCTATCCACGGCGGAGTCGTACGCCCCAACAGCGCAACTACTGGTGGGGGTGCAATCCTTTAGAACACAAGGGAACTCGCCTGATACGGCGAGTCCGCGGCGCAGACGAGGCTGAACGCCGATCTCCAGGTCGAGATCCTGTGCTCTGTTCCATACGCGCGTCGAAAAGCCTCGCGCATGAAGGGCGCATCGCGCTCCCAGACAGTCTTTCCGTGCAGCGATAGCTCGCACAGCATGTTCTGGAAGTTCTCCTGATTGATGCGATCGCCCTCTTCTCCAACCTTGGTCCACTGAATGGACTCTCTGATCGTGGCCAGCTCGAGCGGCGCTACCATCCTGCCAAGGATTTCCTCGTAGCGCCAGCTCCTCTTTAAAAAAGTGAGCTGACTGGGGTCTTGAAACTCGCCGGTACAGGGGGTCTTGTCCGCGGCGGTGTAGTCCATGCCGAGGAGGCGAAGGGCCTCAGCGACACGATCGGGCTTCATGAGATGGGCCTTTTCGTCCGAAACGCAGTACACGTGGTCATCCCCAAGAGCGATGACACGCACGTGGTTGCGGTAATCAGCGATGTTGCCACCGTTGATGCACCATACCATGCGCTTGCAGACGTTGGTGTACATGGTGTTGAGGAACGCGGTGAGGGGATTGCCTGAGGGCTCGGAGCCAATCCACTCGAACACCATGTTCTTGTACACATGGACGGAGTTGATGATCTCGGCAAAGAGAGTCATGCGGATGCGAGCATTCACCTCCCCATCGTTGTACCAGGGGTTGATGATGTACTCGCAGAGGCCCATCATGACGTCAGTGAGGAACCGAGTGTCATACTCCACATAGTCTCCGGCATAGAGCTTCTTCCCAACCTCAAGCAGCATGTTCCATATGCGCTGCCAGTCAAGGCTGTAGGGATTGGCGCCTATAGCTGAGCCATTGCGAATGGCTCCAGCTTGCATGAAGGCGCAGAACGCACCGAAGTACTTGCGGAATAGAATGGTGAGATC